TTACTCATTTATCAGTGTTTTTTCTTCCAATTCTTTTAAGTGTTTAAGGTTTCCCTTTGTATAGAGAACCCCATTATAATGCTTTTCTTTTTTGCCGTTTCCAGTCCAGAAAGTATTCGCAAGTTCAAATGCAGCAAACATTGAATCAAAAAATTTTTCCCAATTGTTTGTTTTTGCTGTCTGAGTTTTTAGGCTTGCTATTTTCTTTTTCTTTTCGGTGTATGCACGATCAATAAATCCATTCACGTGACTTTCAAGGTTCTTTGTAATGTTTTTCAAAACATCTGAGGGCTTTTCCGGATGAAAAATATCATATTTCTCATAATCTTTCAAATTTAGTAAGCAATCAAATAAGAAATTCAATCTTCCAAAGAATACAGTTGGATTAGTTGTTCGATTGACAATGGTCTCACTTTCATGCACCTGTTTAAGCAAGTTGTTTATGTAATCGGCATCAAAAGCAGTCAATTTCTTTTTTCCAAACATCGATAATCAATCCTCCATTTTTCCTTTTTTATAACTTTCCTCGAAGTCATATATCATATTCAGAAGTTTGCTGCGTTCTTTTAGTGGAAGGCTTTTTAGGATTTTAGCCAGTTCTTTGGCGAGTTCATCCTCGCTTTCGCTTGAATTTTGGATATTTACTGTACCTGTTGAGTGCTCTCCCATCGCACCGATTGCTGAATTAGTGATATTTTGAACCGGGGCATCATTTCCATAAACCAAATAGTCAATAGAAACGCCAAAAAATTCAGAGATTTCAATAAGATATTTGCGGTACGAATTGCTCTTACCGGATTTCCAATCTGTAAATGCACTCTTTTTCAAGTGAAGATAATCTGTCAATTTCTTCTGGTCTTGCTCTCCAAGTAACTCAACAATTCTATCTAAAATGCTCAAAATTATAACTCCTTTTTTGTTCGTAACGCTGAAAATAAGATTTTTTCGTACTCTAATATTGACAGTACGATATTTTCGGACTATAATATTAGCATACCAATACAACAGGGTATAAAAAGCCTTATGATAATTGTACCACAAAGTAAGGCAAAAGTAAATGAAAAGGAGGAAAAAAATATGGATTCTAAAATCACGACCTATTACACCATGGATTCTAAGGGACTGCATTTCTACTACAAAGTACGGGATGCTCTGATTTTTGGCGGTGAAGGTAGTGTCGGATATTGCACCGCTACAGTAAATGCGACAAAAGAAAGTGCGTGCGAAATTCTTGCATTCTATGCTGTGCAGTCGAGAAATGTTGCTGCATCACTGGATGTGGATTTTACACAACTCGAATCAATTTCCAGAGAAGATTATGAAACTCTGAACCAGAAGGATTAACCCATGAAAGTTATTGTCAAGCGGATCCCATGCAGGAAAAAGCCTGCTCCAGATGCAGCGGAGCAGGCAAAGGCAGATGCTTGCAATGCAAACGTGGTTTGCATTCCGATCGATATGAAACGTATGCTTCACAATGCAAAGCTATCAAAAGGAATTTGAAGGGAGGAGAAAACGTGCCTGCACTTATTATCATATTTCTTGCGGCAATCGGCATTTTTGCTTGCCTGAAATGGGTTAAGTGGAAAATTACAGCACTGACTGTAACTGCATTTGTGGCAGATAAGTTTCGTGAACCAACAGAAAGTGAACGAAAAAAGTATGTCGAATTTGCAGTACGTCATCTGTTTCATCTGCGATAAATTTCAAATATAACCTAGCAGATTCAACAAAGTATTCCAACAACATTTTGAAAGGAGCGATTTTCATGTTACCGAGAATTTTGCACACCTATTACTGTGTGACTACAACCTATTCGCCCACTGGAAAAATTGTCCGTCTGACAACGGTGCAGACCGGCGACAAGCCCAACAGCAGCTATTGTCTGGACGGGAAGCAGAACATCTATCGGGACTACTTCACCCAGCGGCTGATCGCAGAGCAGTTTGCCAAAGCCATGGGAGGCGATGTGACATGGTCGTGACCGAGAATCCCACGGCTTTGCAGATCGCTGCCAGTGCAAGGTTTCACGGAAGGGATGCGGCGAGCATCGGCTATCTGTATGACTGGTATGACGCTATCCCGGAGATGCTGGAACCCAAGGAAGAACTGAAACAACGCATTCTGAAAACCAACGGCGTACACAGGAAGGATGATGAAAAATGACCCCGAAAACATTCGGCAAGCAGCTGCTGGAGATCCGCACCACGCTGGGACTGAGCCAGACGGAGGTTGCAGAGGCGGCAGAGGTATCCCAGAGCTATGTTTGTCAGCTGGAACAGGACAAGTTTGTGCCGAGCATCACGGTGGTGCTGCGGCTGGCAAAGGCACTGCGTGTGCCGGTGGAGCGTCTGCTCCCCACAGAACCGGAATCGAAAAAGTGTGCATCATGAAAATCAAAATCGGAACGGTGATCGAGAATCACCTGATCTATGCCATTTACGGCACGGAGCACTGCATTGCCAGACCGATCCTGCCGGACGGCGAATTCGTGGTCTGGCACATTGATGAGGACGGCAAGGGCGTGTGGGGCGGTTCGTATTTCTCCGATCAGATGGATGCAGAGTGGGAATATGCCAGCCGGTGCTTTCCGTGGTTTTCGGACAATGTGCTGTTTACCGCCAACGAGGACGATGACGAGGTGGAGGAAGCCGATGAAAAGACTGCATGAATGGGGCGGAACACCGTCCAGACGGTCACAAAAGCTGCGAAAAACCGTGCGGCGAATGAAGAACTGCGGCTGTACAGACTGGGCGATCCTCCACGAGATCCGCACCAGCGACTGTTCCAAAGCAGAGCAGGACAGGCTCCTGAAAGAGATGCATATGGAGGTGCATGTGCTGTGAAGGTGATCGAAGATGTGCAAGACAAGTACGGCAACTACTGCATCATTTTCAAAAGCACGAATCTCAGGCTGATCTACGACTGGCTGCACACGCACTACAGCGGAAACGGCTTCAAGTTTGCAATCGTAATTGACCTGAGTATCGACTATGACTATGAAGAGCCGACAGAAACGCTGGTCTACTTCCTGGACGAGATCACCGAAGAAGTGCTGGACTATGCCGGATTGAAGCTTACAAATGCAGATGCAACATAAAAGCCGAAACAGCGGCAGAGAGCCGCTGTCTGCCGGAACTGGTCTACCGGCACTGATGATGGCAGACCGGAAAGGAGGAGCTATGGACTACTTATCAGTAGAAGAAGCAGCAGTCTTGAAAAACTGTTCTGCAAGGTATATCCGAAAACAATGTAAAAACGGTGTTTTACCAGCGGTTCTCCGAGAGCATCCGCAGAACCATAAACCCTGTTATCAGATCCCGGTCTCCGCATTTCCGGAGCCGTTGCAGGCTAGGTACTATCAGCAAAAGCGGCAGGAAATGGGCATGATGCCCACGCCGATTTCGGCGGAAACGAAACCGCAGAAGCCGAAAAAGAGGGCAAAAGCCGTGCGGCAAATGACCATTGAGGACTGCACCGCACAGCAGCGGCAGGAGATCCAGATCTGGACAGCAATTCTGCTGGAATGGCACGCCGGACGCATCCAGTACAGCAAGAAAACCGACTATGACAAGCTGTATGTGGGCAAGTGTCAGCTGGAGCACCCAGACCTACAGGTTTCCACGGGGATCTTGTACCGCAAATGGAACGCCTATCAGGAGCATGATCTCGCCGGTATGCTGGGGATACGGGGCGGCTGGAACAAGCACAGCAGCGGTATTCCCCAGGTCGTGTGGGAGGCGTTTCTGTGGTTCTGGCTGGACGAGAATCAGCCAACTGTCCGAGCCAGCTATCGCAATGTGATCAGCTGGACAGAGGATTTCCACCCGGAGCTGGTGGCTTGTATCCCATCGGAGCGAAGCTTTCGGCGGCGAATCGACAACGATGTGGCAGAGGCAACGAAAATTCTGATGCGTGAGGGCGAAAAGGCGTTTTCTGACCGCTGTATGCCGTACATTATCCGAATGTATGACCAGCTGGAGCCGAATGACGTATGGATCGCCGACAACCACACACTGGATATTCAGTCTCTGGACGAACATGGCACCATTCACCGCCTGTATCTGACGGCATTTCTGGATGCCAAGTCCGGCGTGATCACCGGCTGGAATATTACGGAATCCCCGGATTCCCAGTCCACGATCCTGGCACTGCGGCACGGCATTCTGCGGTTCGGCATCCCGAAAGCGGTGTACTTCGACAACGGTCGGGAGTTTCTCACCCACGATGTGGGCGGAAAAGGACACCGTACCCGAAAATCTGATCAGGATGTCACAGAGCCGCCCACCATTTTACAGCGGCTGGGCATTGAAATGCACAACGCCATTGTACGAAATGCGAAAGCAAAGCCTATTGAACGAACCTTTTACACGGTCAAGAGCCAGTTTTCCAAATCGTTCAGCGGTTTCTGCGGCGGCACGATTCTGGAACGTCCGGAAAGCCTGAAACGGCGAATCAAGAACAAAGCCATACCGCAGGACTACGAGGTCAGAAGCCATCTGGAAACATGGATCGACGGCGAATACAACTTGCAGGAGTACGGCGGCTCTGAGGCAAAGTACCGGGGCATGAGCCGTCTGGATGTCTGGAACGAGGAGATCCGGTCGATCCGCAAGGCGGCGGACGCAGAGCTGAATCTCATGCTGATGCGATCCACCAGAACCCAGAAGATCAAGCGAAACGGCGTGTACATCACCTTTGCCGGGGAAAAGATCTGGTACATGAATCCGGAGGAAACCATTCTGCATCTGGGCGAGGAGGTCTATGTGCGGTATGACCCGGCAGATCTGAAAACTGTCCGGTTGTACAACACCCAAGACCAGTATCTGTTTACCTGGGAGCTGGCGGACATCCTGCTGATGGACTATCTGACCTCCAATCCGGAGGAGATCGCCAACGCAGAAATGATGATCCGCCGCACCAAGAAGTTTGTACGGGATCAGGTCAAGGGCATCACCGCCGATCTGACCAACGCACAGCGGATCGATTCCCTGGATGCCACGATCCGGAGAGCCGCCAAGGCAAAGGAAGAACGGTTCCAGATCCGGTATCCCAAGACCATCGAGCCGGTACGAGCCGGAGAAACGGAAGAAGAACACCGCATGGTTTCCGGCAGCGAAATGATCCCGGTCACCATCGACCTGAAAAAAATGCGGCAGAACGCCCAAAGACGAAAGGAAGAATAACACATGGAATACACAGAGCATCAACAGAGCCTGCTCCGCAAGCTGGAGCAGCTGCAAAAGGACGAAGGACTGAGCCTGTCTGCATTGTCTGCCCGTCTGGGCATCTCCAAGGGAGCACTCTCCCAGCTGTTTTCCGGCAGCTATCAGGCAAATCCGCAGAAGATGTTTGCGAAACTGGAAAGCTATTTCGGTGTCAAGGATCAGACCAGGCAGACCTATCAGGAATCCGGCTATGCAGATACCAGCATCTCCACGGAGATCTATGACATCATCGGTGTCTGCCAGATCAAGGGCGGTCTTGCCATTGCCGCCGGAGATGCCGGCATCGGAAAGACCAAGGCAGCACAGCACTTTGTGGCAGAGCACCCGAACAACAGCGTACTGATCACGCTGAATCCCTGTCTGACCAGCATCAAGTCCCTGCTGCGGCTGATCGCCGACCGCATCGGTGCTCCCATGGAACGCTCCAGAGATGCCCTGTGGTATTCCATCCGGCAAAAGCTGAGTGACGGCACGGTGCTGATCTTCGATGAATCCCAGCACCTGCCGCTGAAAACCATTGAGGTGCTGCGGAGCTTCTCTGATGATTTTGCCGATCACGGGCAGACGCTGGGCATCTGTTTCATCGGAAATCTGGAAACGGTGACACGCATCGGCAGCAAGAAGGCAGAGTTCGCACAGATCGCCAACCGCACCAAGCAGAAGAAGCTGTACACCCGTTCCAAGATCCAGCGTGAGGACATTGCCAAGCTGTTCCCCATGCTGAACGGACGGCAAAAGGAAATTGATTTTCTGTTCCGCATCGCCCAGACACCGCAGGCTATCCGTGGCGTGGTCAACCTGTTCTCCAATGCCTATGACAACGAGGATTACAGTTATGAGGGGCTGGTGGCAATGGCAAAGTACATGGATATGGAGGTCTGAGATGAAAAACGGCAAACGCCCCACCAAGGCACAGAAAAAGATCCTGGCGTTCTACGGATTCCATCCGGAGGACTGGCTGATCTCCAAGAACACCAGCACGGAGCTGGTCATTCTCCACCGGTACACAGAACGTACCAGACATATCCCGAAGCATCGGGATACAGAAATCACATAATCCCCCTGAGAGGAGAAACGCTCCTCTCGCCTAATGCAGCCAAGGACGGTGACAAGCCCGTGAAAATGCAGAGTCGGCAATTTATTTTCATACAGGAGGTATTTCTTATGGCAAAAGCAAAACTGACACTGAAACAGGAGGCAGATATGCTCTCCGCCGTCAACCAGATCAAGGAACTGGAGGCAGCCGGCAAGCAGCTGAAAAAGCAGGCGGACGAGCTGCGTAGTCAGGTCAAGGCGATGATGGACAAGAAGCATCTGGAGGAAATGGACGTGGGCAATTTTACCGTGCGGTATACCACAGTGGTCAGCAGCCGGTTCGACAGCCGTGCATTTCAGGAGACCCACCAGGCACTCTATGACCAGTACTGCGTTGCATCGGAAAGCAAGCGGTTTACCATTTCGTGAGGTGCGGCGATGACGAAGGAACAATGGGAAACCGCAGAGCAGAACCTGCAATCATCTTACCGCATCGTAAAGCTACAGGCAGACGGCTACACGCTGTCTTTGCAGACACAGCGGTACAAGATGCAGCTGTACATTGTGGTCTATGTTGACGGCGAAATTCGTGGAAAATGGATTACGGAGGACTGTGAGATCCGCAGAAAATTCTTCCAGAAGCACAGACGCAGTCTGCTCACCCGAAAGGAGCAGGAAAAGCTGAAACGGGAACGAAAAGCCATTCGGGAGGCAGTACTTGCCAACAGCATTTACTACACCTATTCGCCCTACTGGAGTTCTTTCCGATCTCTGAAACGGCATCTGTGCCAGAACTGCACGGACATCACGTTGTATGAGGAGGTGGAAGCATGAGAAAACCAACAGACACCGGAAACCGCTGCTTCGACCAATTTTGGGCAGCATATCCCCGAAAGGTGGGCAAGGAGAAAGCCAGACGGGCATTCGAGAAGATCCAGCCCAGCGAGACGGAATTGCAGAAGATGCTGGCGGAGCTGGAACGGCAGCGGAAGGTCTATCACTGGGGCAAAGAGAACTGGAAGTTCATTCCGCATCCTGCCACATGGCTGAATCAGAGAAGATGGGAGGATGAGACCATTGCCGCAGAAGATGACATTCCCGACGATGATCCCTACGGGGCTTTCGTATACTGATCTGATGCAGATGCGTGTGGATGCGTACAATGCACAGCCCGGCACGCTGACCGGCTATGACTGCAAAACGTGCCGCAACAAGGGCATGATCGCAGAGATCCGGGACGGCTATGAGGTCATGTGCCTGTGCAGCTGTATGAAAACCAGAGACACCCTGCGGCGAATCCATGAATCCGGTCTGGAATCCCTGCTCCGCATCTGCACATTTCAGAACTACACCGCAGAGCAGCCGTTCCAGCAGCACATTCTCCAATGTGCCAAAGCGTACCTACAGGAACGGCACAGGTGGTTCTATATCGGCGGTCAGACCGGATGCGGCAAGACACACATCTGCACCGCCATTGTGGGCGGCATGATCCGGAACGGTTTTTCGGTGCGGTACATGGTGTGGCGTGAAGCGTCCAATCAGCTGAAAGCTGCTCTGACGGACGGCAGCTATGCCGCACAGATCGCAGCGTACAAGGAAGCCGATGTGCTGTACATAGACGATCTGTTCAAGACCAGCAGCACCGCAGAGGTATCCGGTGCAGATGTGCGTCTGGCATTTGAGATACTGGACTATCGTGCCAGAAATCAGATGCTGACGATCCTCTCCACGGAATGGCTTTTGCCCCAGCTGCGGCAAATTGACGGAGCAATCGGCGGCAGGATCATTCAGATGTCCAAAGGGTATGCGTTTGAGATACGCCCGGACAACCAGAAAGATTATCGGCTGAGGAAGTGAAGCGTATGGCAAAAGGACAAACCCAGACACTGTACAGCCTTGCTGCTGTGCTGGGGCTGGTAGAATCGGGAAACAAGGAAGACCCGTTTCACATGATCGTCTACCGTATCAGCGGCAAGACCTCTGTCCGGGAACTCACCCCACCGGAGGCGGCAGCGGTAGAGGCGGAGCTGCGGCAGCAGCTCCGGGAGCAGCGTCCCAAAAAGAAAACGGCATCCCCGGAGTATCCGGGGAAAATGACAGCCGGACAAAAGGCGTATGCCTGGCGGCTGCTGTATGATCTGGCAAAGCTCTCGCCCTCTGCGGTGCCGGTGGGGGAACGCATGGCAGGCATCGTCCGAAAGGTATTGCAGGAAGACCCCTGCCCCGGTCATCCGCTGAACTGGGTCAAACGGGAGGACGGGGCGAAACTGATCGAGGCACTGAAACGGTATCTGCGAAACGCAAAGCGAAAGGCGGCGAAAGCACATGACTCTGGATAAACTGACCATGGAACAGCTGCACGGCAGTCAGCTGGAAATTGCGGAGGTCATCGGTATGGAAGCGTACCGGAAGCTGGTCGCCAGCTACGGCGGCAGCAGCATCTATATCAGCAAGGCGGATTCCGTGATGAACGGTCTGAGAGATGCGGAGATCTTCCGCCGGTTTGACGGTTCCAATTATCTGGAACTGGCACACGCATTTAATCTGGCGGAGAACACCATCCGGGACATCATCTACCGCCAGAGCACCGACCGGGAAGCACACCAGATGACGTTCTTCTGAACCCGAAAACTCATTGAAATTCCTGAAAAATCTGCCTTATTTGCAGCACCGTTCTTTTCTGTGCTATCATTACAGTAGAAGTAATGATAGCACTTTTCTTTTGGGGAGGGAGATACAGTGACACAGGAACTGATCCTGTTTATCATCACCACGGTGATCACCGTGATCCTTGGGATCATCGGCTATTTTCTGAAACGCACCATGGATCGCAATGACAAGAACGAAATGGCAGTGCAGGAGCTGCGTGACAATCTGCTGACGCTGTCGGACAAGTACGCCACCAAGGCAGAGATCCGGGAGATCAAGGCATCTATGGAAAAATTGTCGGAGAACATCGACTACATCAAGGAGCACACCACCAAGAACGAGGATTTTATCCGCACCATGGCAAGGCTGGAAAGCAAGATCGACAGCTATTGCAGCAAGTAAGGAGGAACGGCATTGGAGCAGGCAGAAATGATAGAGCGAATCCGGCAGAAGGCATTTTTCAAGAATAACGGCATGGTGCTGAAAGCCGTGAATCTGCTGCGTGACAAGTTTGTTGCATTGACGGACATCCGCTATGCACTGGAACCCAGCATGACTGAGGCGGAATTCCGGGACAGCATCAACTATCTGACGGAATCCGGATATATCCGGCTGCGGCACATGGATTCCAAGGCGTGTACGACACTGGCAGACACGGCAATGGAGCAGCTGGAAGCCAAGGTATCGGCGGACGGTATCAAGATCATTGCCTGTGTCCGCAAGGACGAATGTATTGACGTGTGAGGTGCTGCATGGGACGCAGAAAGCATTCTAAGATCGACAATCTGGAACCGGCAGTCAAAGAGACCGTAGACGAGATGATCAAGACCGGTGCCTATTACCGGGAGATCGTGGACTATATCCAGTCCCACGGCGTGAGCATCTCTCTGGCAGCGGTGGGAAAATATGCGAAAAATCTCATGAGTACGCTGGACGCACTGCGGCTCAGTCAGGAAAACTTCCGGGCGATTATGGAAGAAACCGACCGCTATCCGGATCTGGACATGACAGACGGCATTCTCCGCCTGCTCTGCAATCAGATGCTGGATGCCATCAACAAGCTGCCGGAGGAACGGCTGTCGGAGATCGACTTTGACACCCTGTCCAAAAATGCCGTGGCACTCACCCGTGCAGTGGCGTACAAGAAGAACGTGGACACCAAGACACGGGATCTGCTGGAAAACGGTGCAGAGCAGTTCAAGGATCTGATCTATGAAGCCATGGCGGCAGAACGACCGGATCTCTACAAGGAAGTCAAGAAGTTTATCAAATCCAAAGCCAAGGAGGGAAAGGCATGAGTATGTATGTGGTACAGGTGAAGCCCGGCACAGATCTGCAAGTGGCTGTGCTGCTGCGGAAAAACGGGCATCTGGTACGCTGTCCGCAGCGAACCATGGACATCCGGAAGAACGGGAAATGGAACAGTATCACAGAACCTGTCTTTCCCGGCTATCTGTTTCTGGAGGAAGAAATCGACCGGCAGAAGTATGACAGCGTGGTACAGTCAGACGGCGTGATCGGATTTCTGAAAGTGTCCGGCTGTACGCTGGGCAAGCTGCAGCCCCACGAGGAAGCATATATCCGGTGGCTCTGGAACGGCGGCAAACCCATTGCCCCGTCCCGCATCTATACCACATTGCAGGGGGACAAGATGGTCTTGTCCGGCGTGCTCCGGGAGTATTGGAACAATGTGGTGCGGCTGGATCTCCGGCAGCGGCGTGCCCGTGTGCGGCTCTCCATCTGCGGACATGACTACACGGTCACACTGCCGGTAATCGGCATTTAAGAGCGTGTGTGAAACAAATCAGTATGCCTGTCGCTGCTGTGGTTGATTCGTCCCACAGGGTGCGGTATATGGTATAAAGGCAATACTTCTTGCAGCTCTTTGTGCGGTATTGCCTGAACCCCGAACGGAACTTTTCCAAAAAGATTCCGAATGGCGAAGCATACCCTGTTTAAGAACGTTCAGAGGGCGTTTAGAATCGTTTGAAGATTTTTCTGCGAAAAACAACACCCAAAAAGAATACACGCAATATACGGGCGTACAGCGTCCGTATTTTTTTGACCATTTTTTCTGAAAGGAGTGACTGCAAATGAACAGCCGAAAGAAAAAGAGCATCCACCAGCTGGCGGACGGTATCCTGCAATTTGAGGACAAGCGGAAATCCATTCCGCAAGCGGACTTTACCGATTTGCAGACGTTCCTCTCTGCCTACCTGAATACCCCGGAGCCGAAGAAACGGAAAAAACTGGCGGAGGAATTCCGGAAACGGCACATGGAGCTATACGAGTTCCTGCAAAGCAATCCGGATCTGATCCGGGCAGAAACCAAGATCACCGCCACCCTACAGGCGGCGGCATCCGGAGCAGCCGAAGAAGAGGACAACGGACAGATCACCAATCTGTTTGAGAAATTGCAGGAGGGACTGGCATGATCTATCAGACTTTTTCTCCCAAGCAGATACAAGCCATGCTCTGGTGGGCAATGCCGAAATTCCGGCAGTATGATGCTATCATCTGTGACGGATCTGTCCGTTCCGGCAAGACCATGGCAATGAGCATCGGCTATCTGCTGTGGAGTATGCGGAACTTTGACCATGAGACATTTGCCTTTTGCGGCAAGACCATCGACAGCCTGAAACGTAATGTGGTCACGCCGATCCAGAAGTGGATGGCAGGCGTGATGCAGCCGAAGATCAACCTGTCCAAGAACTATATGGACGTGGAATGGCGGGGGCATCACAACCGCTATTATTTTTTCGGCGGCAAGGACGAGAGCAGCTATGCTCTCATTCAGGGTATCACCCTTGCCGGTGTCCTGCTGGACGAGGTGGCACTGATGCCCCGTTCTTTTGTGGATCAGGCAACGGCGAGATGCTCTGTCACCGGTTCTAAGATCTGGATGAACTGCAACCCGGACGGCAGCGAGGAACACTGGCTGTACAAGGAATGGATTGACAGCGTACACGGGAAAGCCGGCGAAAAGAACCGGCTGCACCTGCATTTCACCATGGAGGACAACCGTGCTCTCTCTGTATCTGTCCGGAAACGGTACGAGCGGATGTATTCCGGTGTGTTCTATGACCGGTATGTACTGGGCAAGTGGGTCATGGCGGACGGTCTGGTGTATCCGCAGTTCCAGAAGCTGCGGCACGTCATTCCGGACACTGTGCCGGATGTGCATTCCGGCGAGTTTTATCTCAGCTGCGACTACGGCACACTGAACCCGACCTCTGTCGGCTTATGGCACCTGTCCGGAGACGGCTATGCCACCCGAATCCGGGAGTACTATTATGATGCCCGAAAAGAGAGACATTCCCGAACAGACGAGGAGCACTACGCTGCACTGGAACAGCTTGCCGGAGATATTGCCCCCTATGTGCGGTATGTGATCGCAGACCCGTCTGCCGCCAGCTTTATTGAATGTATCCGGCGGCACGGGGTATTTCGGGTGCGGAAAGCCAACAACAGCGTTCTGGACGGCATCCGTGACACGTCCACGCTGCTGCAAGCCGGACGCATCCACATCTGTGAAGGCTGTACGGATATTATCCGGGAATTCGGGTTGTACTGCTGGGACAATCAAGCCAAAGGGAAAGATGCTGTGGTCAAGACCAACGACCACGCCATGGACGATATGCGGTATTTCGTCCGGACGGCGATGCAGCGGACGCTGCGGGAATACCGGATGCCGCCGGCAGATGACAACGAGGAGGTGATGCCATGATCGATGCAACCCAGATCGCCGCAGCCATGCAGGTGCCCTGCCTGCTCAGCGGTGACATGATACAGCAGATGCAGCTGTGGGAGGAGTTATATCTGAACCGTGCCGGCTGGATCCGGAACCGCATCCGTTCCTGTCACATTCCGGCAAATATCGCACAGGAGCTGAAACGGCTGACACTGACGGAATTTTCCGCCACGGTACACGATGGGGCAGAACTGGAACAGGCAGTCAGCCGTGTGCTGCCGAAGCTGCGGCGGAAAATGGACTTCGGGCTTGCCATTGGCGGCTTGCTGCTGAAACCCTATTTCACGGCACAGGGCGTTTCGGTGGACATTGTGCCGCAGAACGCCTATCTCCCAGTGAACTACACGGACGATTCCTGTGATGCGGTGGTGTGTCCGGAAGAGATCTCTATTGGCAAGAACTATTACACCCGTCTGGAGCTGCACGTCTATTCCCAGGTGCGGCAGACACATACCATTCAGAACCGCTGTTTCTGTTCTGCCAGTCCGGGAACACTGGGCACAGAATGCAATCTTTCCGAAGTGCCGCAGTGGGCGGATGTATTGCCGGAAAAGGTGTATGAAAACGTACAGCGTCCGCTGTTTGCCATTTTTCAGACACCGGATTCCAACAACATCGACCCCACTTCACCGCTGGGCGTTTCGGTCTTTGCCGATGCCGTGGACTTTATCCGAGATGCGGATGAGCACTGGGAACGGATTCTGTGGGAACTGGAATCGTCCGAACGTGCCATTGATGCCACCGAGGATCTGTTCCGGTACAAGGACGGCAAGCCGGTATTGCCGAAAGGCAGAGAGCGGATGTTCCGCAGCTATGAGAAAACGGACGGGCAGTCCTTTATCAATACCTTTTCTCCGGAAGTCCGGGACACTGCCTATTTCCATGCGTTCAATCAGATTTTGCGGCGGATCGAGAATGCGGTGGGGCTTTCCTACGGCACACTCTCCGAAGTATCCGATGTGGAGAAAACCGCAGAGGAAGTGCGGAGTTCCAAGCAGCGGAGCTTTTCCAGAGTGAAAGACATTCAGGAGAACCTGCGGAACGCACTGGAGCAGATGCTCTATGGAATGCAGTTCTATCAGGACTACTACCGCAGTCGGAGCAGTCCGCCGGTCAAGGCAACCTTTGCCTTCGGGGACGGTGTGCTGGAAGATCCGGACGTGGAGTATCAGCGGCGTGTGCAGATGGTACGGGACAAGCTATTGCGTCCGGAGCTGTTTCTGGCGTGGTACTTCGACTGCTCCGAGGAAAAGGCGGCGAAGATGATGCCGGAGCGGCAGGATGATGGCGGTTTATTTTCCGGTGGTGAGATCTGATGCAGAATTATGAGCCGGATGTGACTCAGCTGCTGGGGCTGTATCAGCAGCTGGAGGACGATATTGTGGCAGACATGGTGCGGCGTATGCTGAAAATGGGGTTTGTGTCGGAAACCACCGCCTATCAGGCAGAGGTGCTGCAAACTACCGGTATCCTGTATGATGACATTTTGCAGATGATCGCAGACCGGACAGATGCCAGTGTGGCACAGGTTCGGGCGATGTTTGAGGATGCCGGTGTGCGGACGGTGGAGATCGACAACGACACCCACGAAGCAGCCGGCGAAGCCCCGGCGGACATCCGGCAGGACGGCGGCATGAAGCAGGTGCTGGAAGCCGGATACCGGAAGACACTGGGAACCATGCGGAATCTGGTCAGCACCACGGCGAACACCACGCAGACTGCTTTCCTGCAAGCCTGTGACCGGGCATATATGCAGGTGTCCTCCGGAGCGTTCAGTTATCAGGATGCCATACGCATGGCGGTGCGAGATCTGGCGGACGGCGGTGCTTACATCACCTATCCCACCGGACACCGTGACCGCATTGATGTTGCGGTGCGGCGGTGTGTGCTGACGGGCGTGGGACAGACTGCGGCGGCAGTGGCAAAGAAACGGGCGGAGGATTCGGGCTGTCAGTACATGGAACTGACGGCACACGGCGGAGCAAGACCGGAGCACGCCAGATGGCAGGGGCAGCTTGTCCAGATACAGGGCAAACGCACCAGGAAGGTCATTGACGGGCTGAAAGTGTTTACGCTGGAAGAGATCGGCTATGGGGACGGCAGAGGCTTCAAGGGCTGGAACTGCCGGCACAACTGGCATCCGTACTATCCGGGACTGTCCACGCCGAACTACACACCGGAGGAGATCGCCAGGCTGGACGAAAAGAGCATTTCTTACAACGGCGAGCAGCAGCGTTGGAGGAAGCGGCGAAGAACACGGATGATCCGGTGTTAAAACAGGGTTTGAACGATGATTTTTCGGCGGTTTCTGTGCGTTTGAAAGATGCGGAAAAAACGCTGAAAGACTTCTGCCGCCAGACCGGACGGCGGAACGATACGTTCCGGTCGCAGGTCAATGGGTTCGGACGGCCTACGGCTCAGAGGGCGGTTCATGCTGCGAAACGGCAGCAGACAGCGAGCCAGACTGCCGGAAATGTCCCCAGTGGTCATGCTGTGGAAGTCGCACCGCCTGCACCAAAGGACAACGGCGGTACGGGAAAGACGTATCAGGCGGAGAAAATCGGCGGAAAGGCGTTGACTTCTGGGGGCGATGGTGGTATAATAAAAGAACAGGAACGAATGCAAAGTTCTTCGGATTATGCTGTTCCAAAAGATCTGGTAAAAAGCAGAGAGTTCAGGAGCAAGTTTGATTCCATGGATTCAGATAAAAAAATCCAACGGCAGTATTATCAGGTTGCTAAGAAAATGCTGAGCCATCGTTCTGGCACAAACGGTGAAGACCTGTACTTCTACAATACCAGAACGAAGAAATGGTATTCTTCAACAACAGGAACGCAAGCCGGAACGCCGGACTATACGGAAGAAATCCGCAGAGCGTTGCAAGAATCTGAAAAAGATGAAATCGTTTCGTTCCATAACCACCCGTTAGGTATGCCGCCGAGTGCCGGCGATCTGAACGCTGCATTGAAAAATGGGTATCAAAAGGGTTATACAATCGGGCATGACGGTATAATATTTGAGTACACAAAGCCGGAATATCTGATTGATCAATCAATTTATAACACCAGAATCTCGAAGTACAAAGATCTTGGTCAAACTGAATTTGAAGCACAGTATAATGCTCTAATCGATTTATCAAGATTATATGGCTTTTCAGTAAAAGAGGTAAAATAGCATGGATGGGAATAACGTAAATACAGATGGATTTATTTGCAGAGAGTGCGATGGAGATTTATCTGATTTTGCAAAAAGAGATGCAAAATATGCAAACTATACGCAGGAAGATTTCGATATGGAATTTGAAAAATTCAAAAAGGAATTTGCAGAAAAGCACAAAAATGATTAAAGCTATCTCAAAATGCCTGCTATTTTGAGAAGTAAAACCAAATACCACAGAAAGCATCTCAAAACGGGGTGCTTTTTTCTATGCCCGAAAGGAGAATCTATGAAAGAAATGACATTCGGCGGTGCATTGGAAGCACTGAAAGCCGGAAAGAAAGTTGCCAGAACCGGTTGGAACGGCAAAGGAATGTATTTGTACCTTGCTGACGGCAAATTACTGACGCAGGAAATCGGTGACGGAAGTTATCCGTTTACGGACAGCATTGTCATGAAAACCGCAGATAACCGATATTGCATTGGCTGGCTGGCTAGTCAGACCGATATGCTGGCGGAAGATTGGTGCATTGTCAAATAGACTACCAGCGTTTTTGCATAGCGAAAGCAGCATCTCGTAAGAGGTGCTTTTTTCTATGCCAGAAAGGAGCAGTTATGCTTACAATGATTGTTTTGTTAGTCCTCCTCTATGCCATGAACGGAAGTTTTGCCGTTCCCACGGTGTGCTTTGTGCTTTCGTGGATCGGCATTGGATTCGGAGCGTTTGACCTTATTTTGAAACTGTTTCTGAAAGCTTATGAGAAGCATCTCGACTGAGGTGCTTTTTTCATACATTTTATTTTTTTGAAAAGGAGTTATCCCTATGATCGATGAGAAATTTCTGAAAGGCATCGGCATCACCGACAAGGACACCGTGCAGAAGATCACGGAAGCCTATGCCGCAGACATCAAGGCGGAGCAGGACGCTGCCGCCGCCGTGCAGACGCAGCTGGACGAAGCCAGCAAGACCATTCAGTCCTACAAGGACATGGACATTGACGGCATCAAGGCGAGCGTGGCAGACTACAAGCAGAAGCTGGAGCAGTCCGAGGCAGACCGTGCCGCATTCGAGTACCGCACCAAGCTGTCCCAGTATGTCAAGGGATTGCAGCTGAAAAATGATGTGTACGAAAAGTACGTCACCGATCTGCTGACATCCAAGGAACTGAAATTTGACGGTGACAAGCTGATCGGGGCAGACGATGTGGTGCAGCAGTTCCGCACCGCCCATGCAGACGCATTCGCCCCGAACCCCGGCGAGCGTGCGGCTGTTCCCACGTCCGGCAATCTGCCCAGTGCCATGAACGGCGTGGAAGCTGCGTTTTATGGCATGAATCCGAGTTTGAAGAAGTCCTGACCCCTCAGTCAGTGCTACGCACTGCCAGCTCCCCTAAAGGGGAGCCTATAGAGAGGTGTTACCCCACCGTCTGCCCTACGGGCATCTACCTCAGCACAAGGCACGCCCTACGGGTGCCCTTTCAGGGGAGCCTATCAGGTAAGTTATTTTTATTTATGGAGGAAAAGTTATGGAACATATTGCACAGGAAAGATATTCGACACTGGTGGACGAGAAGCTGCGGTATACGCTGGTCACCAAGGACAACCTGATCTTTAACACTCGCTATGAGGGCAATCCCAAGGCAGGCAAGGTCAAGGTGCCGGTGCGTGATACCGAGGTAGAGGTCAAGCAGTATGACAAGCAGAATGGTGCTGCGATCTCTACCGGCTCTACCACCTACTTTGACATCAACATCGACATTGACGAGGCGGTCAACGAGATGATCGACGGCTATGACGCTGCCAGCGTTCCGGACGGCATCACCGCAGAGCGTCTGGACAGTGCCGGCTATTCTCTGGGGCTGTCCATGGACACCAAGTCTGTCCGTGCTCTGGAGGAGACCGCCGGCATCACTGTGGCAGCATCCAAGACTGCCTGCACCGACAGCACGGCATACAAGCAGGTACTGGCGGCAAAGCGTGTACAGTCCCGTATGGGTGTCCCCAATGACGGCAAACGCTGGCTGCTGGCATCTCCGGAGTTTATGGAGGTGCTGCTGACTGATGATCGTTTCGTCAAGCAGGGTGATCTGTCTCAGGAGCTGGTGCAGTCCGGCGTGGTGGGCAGAATCGCCGGCTACAATGTTTTCGAGTCCAACAACACCATGTTTGAGGACAGCAAGCTGGTATCCGGCAAGAAAACCACCACGGAATTCATCTGCGGTCACCCGAACTGGTGCCACCGTGTGCAGGAGTGGTCTGTTCCGGTCGCCGTCAAGAATCTGACCAACGAGTATATCGGTTCTTCTGCCGTACAGGGCAGAAAGGTCTACGGCATCGGTATTTCCAAGCCGCAGACGGTCTATGTCAAGAGAGTGGAGGCGTAAGGCATGGCATATGCTGATTTTCCATACTACCAGGATTTTTATCTTGGCAGTATGATCCGGGATCCGACCGCATTCGGTCGGGCGGCAGAACGGGCAAGCGAGTATCTGGACATGGTGACATTCGGGCGGCTGCTGGACGGCGTTCCTGCTCCGTGGGAAGACCGCATCCGGAAATGCTGCTGTGCACTGGCGGAGGCGATCGTCACCTATCAGGCATACGGCACAGGCGGTGCAGAGGGCAGCGGTCTGAAAACGGCGGAGACCATCGGAGCGTACAGTGTCAGCTACGCTACCCCGACAGAAAGCATCTCCGCCCTTCTAAACGGAGAAACATCCGGCTTGCAGGACTATCTCAAAAGTATCTGCATCCGGTATCTGGGTGGTTCGGGGCTGTTGTACAGAGGAGTGTGAATATGTTTACCAATAAAATCGGCTGCACGGTATTTGAGAGAACGGTGGGAAAAGACCGCATGGAGCAGTATGTGCGGCACTTCTTCCCTGCGATCTACTGGGAGGACATGAAGGGACAGAGCCAGAGCGGCACGTCTATGAAGCAGCAGGACAGCGTGCTGTGTATCATTCCGGCGGCATCGGTATCCGGCTATATCCCGAAACGGAGCGACCGGATCCTCTGCGGCAGATGCACCGCCGCAGAACCGCCGGAGGAATGCCGGACGGTCATGGAAGTGAAAGACTTTCGCTATGGCTCTGCCGGTGTGCAGCATCTGGAGGTGACGGCAGTATGATCATCAAGGTGGGTATCCATTTTAATACCAAGCAGCTTCACGCAAAATCGGCAGTCCTGAAACAGCAGGCACAGGAATTTGTGGGAAATGAACTGCTGCGGAAATGTGATCCCTATGTGCCGTTTGACACCGGAATGCTCCGGGATTCCGGCATTTCTCACAGCAAGCCGGAGGAAGGGTATCTGTTATGGAAAACACCCTATGCGGCGGTGCAGTGGTATGCCGGCGTATCCCGTGGGCTGCGTGGGAAAAAGTGGGCACTTCGGGCATGGGCAGACCACGGCAAGCTCATTCTGAAAAACGCCCGTATCCTTGCAAAGGGGTGATAGAATGGCGATCATTTCGGCGATACGGGAGTACATTGCCGGCTGTCCGCTGCTCCATGACGGGGCGATCTTAGGCGTAGACCAGCTGGAGGCGGACACCATCGGCTATACTGTGGACACTACACCATGTGAACCAGTGGTGCAGAAGTACACGGACGGCAGCGACAAGCGGCAGTTTCTGTTCGTCTTTGCCAGCCGGGAGAAGTACGGGGAAAGGGTGCTGGAGAACATCGCCAATTCCGGTTTCTACGAGGACTTTGCGGACTGGATCGAGCGGAACAACTGGCAGGGTATCTTTCCGGAACTGGGCGACTATCGGACACCATACCGCATGGACATTGTTTCCAGCGGCTATGCCTATGACACCGGCGATGATACGGCTCGCTATCAGATCCAATTACGACTGATGTATTATCAGGACAGGAGGTATTTTACACATGGGTAAGAATTTGAAAAACGCAGACCTTGTACTGCGTACCGGCAAGGTGGCATTCTATCATGTGCCGGGACAGAGTGCCTATACACGCATGGAGGGCTTCACCAGCCTCTCCACGTCCAAGAATCCCACAGAGTATGAGCGGCAGTATGTGGACGAGGATTTCAAGCGGACGGATATTACCGGCTATAACACTGCCATTGCCTATGCACTGGATCGCTACAAAAAACATCCTGTGACAGATGACATTATCAACATTCACGAGAACGAGCTGCTGGGACAGGATGCGGTGCGTTCTATCATCAATGTGGATATGACCACAGCACAGCAAGGGGGCAGCGGCATCTGGGCGGCATCGGCAAAGATGCGTGACTATGCCGTCATTCCGGATGCAGACGGCGACACCACAGACTGCATGACCTATTCCGGCAACTTTAAGACAAGGGGCGAAATGGAGGATGTCACGGTGTACAGCACCGATGATTTTCAGACCATTACACTTTCTTCTCACACCAAGCCGGTACTGAAAACGCTGTCTGTTTCCTATGGCAGCGAGAATCTGCTGAAACCGACCTTCAAGCCGTCTGTTACAGAGTACACGGTCAGCAAGATCGGTTCTCTGAGTGTGTATGCAGCAGCGGAGAGTGACACATTTAGTATTACAGCTTCCTGCAACGGAAGTTCTTCGTCCATTACCAATTCTGGTGTGGCATTTACCGTCAAGGAAGGCGACTATATCTACATTACTGTTACAAACGGCACACTGGGCTCTAATACCTATGCCGTTAAGTGCAGTGCTTCGTAAATACCCCTCAGTCAGCCTACGGCTGCCAGCTTCCCTTTCAGGGGAGCCTATAATTGAATAATTCATCTTATGGAGGAATGAACGATGAAAGAAGATCTGACGATTTGGCATATCCACGGACTGGAGCTGCCGCTGGACATTGAGGAAGCGGACACCGTGGAAAAGTATGAGGCTGCTCTGGCACAGCTGGAGCAGGATGTGCCGGAGGACAAGTCTGCCGGTGCGGCAGCATACATCCGGGCATACTGCAAGGCGTTTCGTACCTTTTATGACACGCTCTTTGGCGAGGGTACGGCGGAGCAGATCTTTGCCGGCATCCCAGACCATGCACGGCGGTATACGGCAGTGTACGGAGAATTCCTGACCTTTGTGGCAAAGCAGGCGGCACAGTCCCAGGCGGAATCCATGCAGCTGAAAAAGAAGTATCTGCCCAAAGGCGGCAGACGATGAATCTGCTGTATGATGCCCTGCCGGACACGGTAACAGTAGACGGCAAGGCATACCGGATCTATACCGACTATCGGGACTGGCTGCGGTTTTATGATATGCAGGAGGACGATGGTCTTTCCAAACGGGAAAAGCTGCTGCTGATGCTGGAATGGTACATCGACAAGCCGCCGCTTTCCTGTCTGGAGGAGGCTCTGGAAGCTCTCATCGGGTTTGCGACACGCTCCGAGGAGCAGCCGGAACAGCGGCAGGAGCATTCCGGACGCAAAACCACAGACCGGGTGCTGTCATGGCAGTATGATGCAGCCTATGTGTATGCTGCGTTCCTGTCAGTCTATCACATGGACTTGCAGCAGGTGGAGCAGATGCACTGGCATCTGTTTCTGGGGCTGTTTGATGCCCTTCCGGACGAAACGCCAATTAAGCAGCGGATGGGATACCGCAGCGTGAATCTGGCGGAGATCAAGGACAAGAACGAACGGCTGCGGATCCGGAAGATTCAGGATCGCATCCGCATTCCGCAGCCGGAGCTGGACGGCTATCAATGCGGCGCGTTTTTTGGATAGAAGCGTATAAATAGCGGCACTTTTACGGTATGTGAGAGTGCCGTTTTTTCGGAGGTGGTGAAATAATATGGCAGATGAAAGCATCAGAGTCCCCATTGACGGTGATACCAGCGGTTTTGACCAAAAGGTTGAAGGCATGAAAGGGACGATCTCCGCAGCATCTGTGGCAATGGGCAATCTGCTCTCTGACATGGGAAAGAAAGCCCTGTCTGCATTTGGCGATATGATCTCCTCCGGGGACGAGTTCAACAAGGCGATCAATCAGATGTCCTCTTCGACTGGTGCGACCGGAGCGGAGCTGGAAGGGCTTCGGGATGTGGTCAAGGATGTGTACGGCAATAACTTCGGGGATTCCTATGAGGATGCCGCCAATGCCGTGGCAGAGGTCACAAAGCAGACCGGACTGATGGGCGAGGAATTGCAGTCTGCCACAGAGGGTGCTATGGCACTCAGCGACACGTTCGGCTATGAAGTCAACGAAAGCACCCGTGCTGCATCGGCACTCATGAACAACTTCGGGATCAGTGCCGAAGAAGCATACAATCTCATTGCCGCAGGAGCACAAAATGGTGCCGATCAGAACGGCGATCTGCTGGACACCCTCAATGAGTATTCCACACAGTATGCGGCACTGGGACTTTCCGCAGAGCAGTTTACCCAGAGTCTGATCTCCGGTGCAGAATCCGGAGCGTTCTCCATCGACAAGGTGGGCGATGCGGTCAAGGAATTCAATATCCGCTGCAAGGACGGCAGCGAGTCCACCGCAGAGGGATTCGCCATGATCGGCATGAATGCAGATGACATGGCACAGCGGTTTGCGGCTGGCGGCGATACGGCACAGGAAGCGTTTTTCCAGACTGTCCAGGCGTTGGACAGCATTGCCGATCCGGTGGCGAAAAACCAAGCTGCCATTGACCTGTTCGGCACACAGTTCGAGGACTTACAGGCGAACTTGCTACCTATGCTGGCAAACATGGAAGATGCGTCCGGTGTGGCGTATGATGCACTGGGACAGATCAACGAGGTCAAGTATGATGACATCGGCAGTGCGGTAGAGGGACTGAAACGGACTGTCAGCGGTTTCTCTCTGGATATGAAGTCCACGCTGTCTGCCGGAGCAGCAGATGCCATTTCCGGTATCATCAATGTGATGAACGGCGGAGATGCTGCCGGGATCTTTGACGGGCTATTTGAAAGCATCAACAGTGTGATCGACTCCATCGGCAGCAGATCCAGCGGCATGGTGGAAGCTGGTAAGAAGATACTGGGCGAATTTCTTTCCGGTATCCGGGAAAACCTGCCTGGCATTCTCAGTGCCGGAACAGAGATCCTAAACAGCATCGTCCAGGGCATTTCGGAAAATGCTTCGGCATTACTGGAAGCAGGACAGACACTTTTGAACGGCATTATTACAGCGATTCAACAGGCATTGCCGAATCTGCTGCCCATTGCGGTGCAGCTGATCACCACGCTGATCAACGGATTGTCCGAGGGATTGGTGGCACTGATGGAGTATGTGCCGCAGATCATTCTAGCCATTGTCAATGTGATCGTGGAGAATCTGCCCACGCTGATCGTGGCAGCTATCGAGATCCTGAACGCTCTGGTAGGCGGTCTGATAGACAATGTCAGCACGATTCTAACAGCGGTCATTATGATTATCATGACACTTGCAGATATGATAATCCAGAATCTCCCTCTCCTGATCGATGCCGCCATTCAGATCATTATGGCATTAGTCAATGGCATTCTGGACAATCTGCCGCAATTGATCGAAGCGGCAATTGATATGATATTTGCCATTGTCAACGGACTGATCGAACAATTGCCACAGCTGATCGATGCAGCCATTCAAATTGTCACAGCTCTGTTTCAAGGACTAATAGACAACTTGCCAATGATCATTGAAGCAGCAATCAAGCTGATGTATGGTCTGTCTTCCGGGTTGATCAAAGCAATTCCGGATCTTTTGAAAGCGATTCCCCAGATATGGGGAGCGATCTGGGATGCGATCACCGAAGTGGACTGGCTGGAACTGGGCGGCAACATCCTGAAAGGCATTGCCAACGGTCTGATCGAGGGTGTTTCTGCTATCTGGGATACGGTGCAGGACGTTGCCGGACAGATCTGGGACGGATTCAAGGACTTTTTCGGGATCAATTCCCCGTCTAAGCTGATGCGTGACACTGTGGGTAAATTTTTACTGCCCGGCGTTGCCATAGGCATGGAAGACACCACGGGCGACACTGCCGATGATCTGAACCGTTCGCTGGATGCCATGATGGACAAGGTGGACACCGACCGGCTGCAAATGCAGCTGGATTCTGCGGTACAGATGCAGGGATATTCCAGCATGGGAACTGCCGGAACGGCAGTACAGTACAATCCGCCGGAGAAGACAGCGGCGGAGGAATACCAGCAGCCGCAGCAGAACGGGGATATTATCATTCCGGTGAACATCGGCGGCACACAGCTGGAAACCGTTGTGGTCAAGGCGGCACAGATCGCCAATGCACGAAGCGGAGGGGAAACATTATGAGACTTGTGAATATTTGGGCGAAGTCGCCGAGCGGCACTTGGTCTTGTGCTGCCAATATGCGACAGCTGGTTAACGGAGATTCTACTGCGGAGCCTCTGGGAAAACGATTCCAAAGTGCTGCCGGAACACAGATCTATTATCCGGTTCTGGCGTTGGTGAAAACCATTCCACTGTCGTTTGAGGTGCACGGAGATACCGCCTTGTCCAAGCTGATGAGTGTGCTCAGATGTGGTGTACTGTATCTGGACGGTGCAGTTTATCCGGCACAAACAGGGGCAATTGTTCCATTTGACCAGCATCTGGGAGATTGTTTGATCCTGTCCGGAAACGTTTCTGTGACCACGATTTCTGTTAGTCGTGAGATCTATCGCGTATCTTTTTCGGCAATCCGGCAGCTTGGTCAGGAGGAATTTGGTGAAATTCCGTATTTTGCCCCGCTTTTCAGTAATTCCCAGATCTCTTTTTCCGGCGTGGAAATCGTACAGGACAGCAATGGCACTCCCTTTTCGCCGCTGGCATATTTGCAGTCCAGAAGCGGCAAACGTCTGGCAGACGGCTCTGTGCAACTGCCGGACTATACGACCGAAAGCACAGACGTAATCTATCTGCATTTCTATGTCGGTGCAAATTTGCTGCAAGCGGCTTCGCCAAAAATTTTGATATATGGTGTCAACGGGTATCCAAATGCGGAGAGAGATCTGACGGCGTATTTTCAAGATTCCAGCGGAAATTGGATCGGCAGCGTCATTGGGATCGGGATCACCGGAACAGTGACAAACGCCTATGTGCGGATGCAGTGCGGCGATATTGACCGCATTTATCGTCTGCGGATCGATGCACCGAATTTCCGGGAGGATGAGATATGATCATTGCAGAATCTATTCGGGTGGAGGTATACAAATACAACTATGCCGCACACGGCTATGATCTGGTTACCACACTGACGGAATCCAGTATCATTTCTGCCGGCGGCAAGCGGCAGTGCTGTGCAGACGGCACATTTGAGATCGGCGGCGTGTATGCTGCCACGTTTTCCATGCAGGCAAAGATTCCGGGAATGACCACATTTCAGGTGCGTGGGGCAAAATTACGGGTACGTTCCAAATACGGCACTGAATCCGCATGGCACAATATGGGCACATTCTGGGTCACGGATGCCACCCGTGTGGGCGAGATCTTTTCCGTCAACGCACAGGACTCTGTGGGGTGGCTGGATACGTCCAGCTATAACAGCACATCGGAATCTGCCGTCAAAGCTGTCGGAAAGGTGCTTGCAGACAAGTGGCAAAACATCGGAATCGGAATCGACCAGTGGGACGAAAACGGAACTGAATACGGCGGCTGGCTGCAATATCTGACGGACTGCACCAATACCTTTATCCAGTCCCAGACCGGCGTAAAAGAGATGCTGCACTGGAAAGCGTATGACAAGGCAAGACGGGAAACTTATGGCAGGTACTGCAACGACAGGATCTATGCAAAGGTCAACGGGAAATGGTCACAAACCATATATCCGGCAAAGTTTTATCTGAGTGCGGAAAACAGCAACAGCGACTCTGACTGCCCACGGGATTTTTACCGCTATCTGGCAGAACTGGCTTTTGGGTTTGTGTATGCCAGACCGGAGGACGGAGCTTTGGAACTGGGACAGTTCGGGAACGGTTATCACGGAAGTGTCAGCATCGGCATGTCAGAAATAGAATACGATTCCTGTGAGATGGCAGATTATGAGATCCATATGCTGCGTACAGATGCCCGTGTGGAACTGGAAGATGAAAAATCTGCATGGGCATGGGTAAGACATAGTTCTCCGGATTACAGCACCAGTTCTTTTCAGCGATTTCTGATCGAATCCAATCCGTTTCTGGATGGTTTTGCAAAGGATTTTGTATTCAGCAGCGGCTATGGACTGAATACCATTCCTCATTCTATGTGGCTTGCAAGATATTCTTCCGACACCGGGAATCAGTATGCAGTGCGTCCGTTTTCCTGCACCGTACACAGTACAAAACGGTTTCAGCTGGGACAGAAAATCAAGCTCTCCTATCGGGATTTTCATGAAACCACTGCCAAGAGCTATGACAGCATTATCACTGCCATTGAATGGACATTTCGGGGCGGTACAAAGCTTTCCTGCGGCGGCGAGGACAGCCGCGTGATGGCGGACTGCATCCGTTCCTCCAAGGGCGACAAAGTCCGCAAAGAGGCACGGAACCGGTGCAGAGCGTTGGAAAAACGAGTTCAGAAACTGGGAGGGTAAGACATGATATTGCAGGCAAACAAGAAATTCATTGACACCAGCCATGTGGCACATCTGCTGACTGCCGGAGAAAAGTATGCGGACAAGCTTGTCTTTTCCGTAGAGCGATTTTATCAGGAAACCGATCTGTCCGGCTGTCTGTTTGTGATGCGTGGTGTCAACAGTGCCGGAAATCTGGCACTGGAAACGCTTTCGCAGGAAGTCATGGAAACAGAGATCCGGCTGACATGGAACGTGTCTTCGGCGTTTACTGCGGTTTCCGGTATGCTGGCGTTGGAGATCGTCTGCTATGACAACAGCGACCGCATTCTGAAATACACGGTCACGCCCATGCAGGTGAAAGCCTCTGTGCTGGAGGAATACAGCGGCGGTGTGGACGCTATCGAGGAAGCACTGAAAGAAATGGAACGGATCCTGACGGAAACCAGAACAATTTCGGTACAGCTGCCGCAGATCCGCAACGGCACATGGTGGCTGTATGATACCGACAGCGGAGCGTATACAGACAGTGGTCTGCCGGCTCGTGGTGAAAAAGGCGAACCGGGAGAAAAAGGCGATCCGGGCGAGCAGGGCGTTCCCGGTGAAAAGGGAGAAACCGGAGAAAAGGGTGAGCCGGGTGCAAAGGGCGATCCCGGCGAAAAAGGCGAACCCGGTGCACCCGGAAAAGACGGTGCAGACGGCGTAGACGGACGTGACGGTGCGGACGGAAAATCCGCCTATCTCCTTGCAGCAGAGCATGGCTACAGCGGTTCTGAATCCGAGTGGCTGGCATCTTTGAAAGGCGAAAAGGGAGATGCCGGACAACCGGGGGAACGTGGAGAAAAAGGGGATCCGGGAGAGCAGGGCATTCCCGGTGAAAAAGGCGACACCGGTGCAGACGGGAAAGACGGTTTTTCCCCCATTGCTGCTGTGGCGAAAGACGGCAGCACGGTGACCATCACCATCACAGATGTCAACGGTACAACCACAGTAACGCTGACAGAGGGTGCGGCAGTAGACCTCACCCCATACGCAAAGACGGTCTATGTGGACGGAAAGGTGCAGGAGCTGTCCGACAGCCTGACGTATACCTTGCAGGAGCATACGCTGTCCATCACGCATCTGGAGGGAATCCGCACACACCCACGACAATCTGGACGTACTGAATAAGATCAGCGGAACAGAGTGGACACAGCTGGTTTCCATCAAGCATTACCACAACAACATAGAAACGCTGAACAGCATTAGTCCGGCGGACTATGAGAATCTGAGTAGCAAGTTTCCGGCGAGAATCACGGCGTTAGAGGATTCTTTGGGCGACATTGCAACTGCTCTGGCGGACATTGTGGAGGTGACGGCGTAAATGGCGACAATTGCACAGTACATTGCAGAGATCAACCACCAGCGTGACCTGCTGGCAGGGCATCTGGTTGCCCGTGGCATTATCGCAACGGCAGACGAAAAGCTGAATCTGCTGGTACACAAGGTTTCCCTGCTGCCCTCTGGCTCGACCGAAAAAACAGTGATTTTTGATGCAGACCACCGGGACGGAATCTTTCTTTCCCACAATAACACCTTGTACAGTCTTTCTGCGTTTACGGCGGTATATCCGGACTTTTGCAGCAGCAAAAATGAGTATGCCCTGAACTATTCCACCTCTATTTTTGGATGGGATTATTCCTGCTACACCTGTTCGACTGTGCCGCTGACGCTCTCTGCGGCAACACAGATCGCCATGCGGTTTCTGGCAAGCAGCACAGAAACCGGCATCATGCGGCTGGTACAGTCGGACAGCGGCACAGCAGAGGACATTCTCAGCAAGGCACAGACAGAGGGCAGCCATATTGACCTGTCCTTGCAGTGGCTGTACAGCACGGATTATATCACCACGCTGACCCCCTGCGAAGGTGTCACCACAGGCACATACTATCTGGCATGGGTCGGACGGAGCAACAACAGCCGTCCGCTGATCCGGTCGATTACAGCGATTTAAGGAGGTTATTTTATGAATCTGATCGAGGCAGTTGAGCAGCTGAAAAGCGGCAAGGCGATCCGGCGGAGCAGCTGGGGGGATGCGGCGATTCAGGCGGCACAGCTGGAAAACGGACAGTATCAAATCTTTGCTTCTGGGAATCTCACGCCGGAAATGCTGGTTTTGCTTTCCGGCGACTATGAAGCAACAACAGGAACGGAGGAAACATGATGGAAGTTTTGGGTATTACAGCAGTAGCAGCAATCACGATCATCTGCTATCTGGCGGCGGAGATCGTGAAGGTCACTTCTCTGGACAACAAATGGATTCCGGTCATCTGCGGTATTTCCGGCGGCATTCTGGGAATTGCAGCGTTGTTCTGGATGCCGGATTTTCCGGTGCAGGATGTGCTGTCTGCGGCAGCAGTCGGCATTGTGTCCGGACTGGCAGCAACGGGAGCAAATCAGATTTTCAAGCAGTTCAGGAGCTGA